ATAAAGAGAGATTTCAATGAACCTCTTACCATAACAGCAAAGACAATTGTCAGACATTGTTATCCAAATGCAATACCTGATAATATACTGGATAAGATGAAGATTTCCCTAAGAGAGTCTAAAGTTATCAATAACAATATGACATCTCAACAGTTGAATGATAATGCTGGTGTATGTGAGTCTATGGTTAAGTATTGGGTTGGTGGAGATAATACAAATCCGCCTGAGATTACTGCGTTCATTATTGAAGATATGACAAGACAACTCTTAATTGAACGTACTCCTTCTGCTCCATGGGAATTACTCCCTGATATGCAGAATAAAGCAATCATGAAAGCTCGTCAGGCTAATCTCTTCAACAAGATACAACAAAAAAGAGAATCTGAATCTGGAGAAGAAGAATCGGATAGCGGTTCAGAATAAAAAAAGAGAGAACTGGAATATTGGTTTCCAGTTCTCTCAATAACTTTGTAAAAATCTCACAAATCGCTGTGCATCACGCTCAGGTATTGATTCATCCTGATAGCCCTGCTCTGCTTCATTTATCAACACGGTTCACAGCATATTGTTCCCCTTTTACATCCGTCTATATACTTGTGAATAGACCTATCATAAGTTAAATTTTCTCACAATCTCTTGGTGGGAATGAATAATCACAGATTGTAGAGTCCCCCGTATCCTCACTCCAAACAATCGCAGGATAATAGATCGTATAACCTAAATCGTTTAACAACTCTACTGTATAATCAATTATATCTCCTGTAATAGACATATCATGGTCATAGTTTGGATCATTGAGAATAACTCTACAGAATTCATCTGCTGCATTATTTATCTCATCAAGTCTTCTAATCTGTTCATCACTAAACGTGAGGTCCTCTTCATCCTGAAGATACTGATTTGTATTGGCAAGGTGTTTAATTCTCCTCTTAGCCAATTCGAACATCCTCATTCACGTTCCTCCTTTCTATAGTATTATACAACCTTTCACCAACAGGTGAATCTTGATATTCCTCAATACTAATATACTCCTGAAACGATAACTTCTCATAGTGGTCACACGTAGTAGTCCGACAATTCTCTGGTTCATCCTTATGCTTGAACTTACACATAGGACAGTAATTCTTACAATTAGAACATAAACACTTTTGGTTAAAACAATATTGATTCTTTGCAGCCATTTCTTAACGCCACCCCCAATTCTAGTTTTATATTTACCCCATATTTAAAATCTCAATTGCTCGTTTCACATGTTTCCTCTTTAGACCTGTATCTTCTTTGGGACGTCCCATTATAGTTTCAGATACTTCACCGGTCTGAACCAAATGATGACCAACAAATCCCTGTAAATCGAATGACTCGTCATCTAGTACTACATAACTTGTAACTTTATTGATATCGTTTATCATCTTTAGAAAAGTTCTTATTTCAGTTTCTCGTATGAGGTTACTAGGACATCCATCCTTTGCACGAGGAGTAATCCCAATAACCTCTATATCGTATTTCTTTAAATACTTCTTTAACTTATACAGTCTCGAATCTTTAATGTTATCAACTAAAAATCCAGCTCTCCAACTACTACTGATGACTACTTTGGAATTTGTTTTTCTGATAATCTTTGATAGTAGATATACCTTATAAGGTCGTATTCCAAATATATCATAGTGCCTATTGAACCATACTCTTAGGTGGAGAAAATCTATTATACTACATAATCTCCAAGTCCATTTGTTATATCCATTAAGTACCCCATCGATATCAAGAAATACAATCTTTAATGGATTAATGTCTCTTATGGTATCTTCATCAACAAGTAATAGTTTCCTTTGTTCCATCTCATCATCACCTCGGTTTCATAATAGCTAGGTTATATGTTTTAGTTCATGGACTGTCTTAACTTTTGTTCTTAACAGTTTCTCTCTACGCCGATACCATTGATAGACCTTCTCAAAACCAATATCAATAAACTCTACATAGAAAGTATCTTTCGTTCCACCCTCGAATGGTCTTAATCTCCCAGAGAACTGGTCTGTATTTGGTAATGATGCACATGGTTCTGTATTAAGCATAAATCTAAGCCCGGGAATATCTTCCCCAGTACCTAACATCTGAGCTGTAGCAGATATGATATCATACCCTTTATAATTATCGACCTTATTCCCTGTATAAAATGCACAAGTTCGATACTTATTATCGGTTTCATCTTTTGCAATATCACTAAAATAATTACACGTAGATTTCTTTGAAGATAGAATAAGAGTTTTACCTGTCATATTCTTCTTATTTAAAAAGAAGTCAATCATATATCGAACTTCTCTCTCAAGAATTCCTTTCTCAAGTTCATAGTCAATATAAGCAAATCTATCAAATCCACGTTTCTTTCCAGTGATACGAATCTCTTCCATTGGATTTGGATGAGAGTTGAATATAACTGCAAGGTATACAATATGCCTTGCTGAATCATCTCTCTTAATCTGTAACTTAGGAACCATATTGAATGCTCTTTGAAATACTTGGTTTTCTCCATAGTTGGATAACTGAAATGTTGCAGTAAGATAGAACGTCCACTTTACATTCGTTACATAGTCAATGAATAATGTCCTTGCATATTCTTTATGAGCTTCGTCAAATACCTTTACTCCTATTCCCATTCGATTAATTACTTCAGATAATCCATCTACCCCATATCTATCACAATATGAAATCAATAAACTTCTGGTGGATATGAATATCTTTTGATTGGAACTTGGTTTCTTCTTCATATAAGCATGAAGTTGCTGAGATGAAGTAAGTTCAACAATGTTTGGACCACCCATATTCGTATATTCTTTAATACGTTCAATCCATTGTTCCTTTAAAGTCTGAGTATGCATTATAATCAATGCTCTTACATGGAGTTTTTGTATAGCCGCCATTGTACAATAAGTTTTACCTGCACTTGGTGGCATAATAAGAACTTTCTGAGGATTCATTGCCATTGATTTGAACTCTTCTTCGCCAGATAAAAACCTTATAGCCTTTTTCTGATTATCATCCTTTGGAGATAGTTTCATTGTAAAGTTAATTGGGACAGGTTCTGTTTCGTTTGTTACTACTGTAACTGGTTTACCGTTCCATTGTTCCAATATATAACTATCAAATCCACGAGGTATGAATAAAGTCTGGTTCTCCTTATCGTACATAAACTTTGGATAATCCGAATATGCCGTAAAGTCATGATACGTAAGTGCTCTTTCTAAGTCCTTATATTCTCCCAACTTATAGTCGTAAATCTCGTAATGCGTATTGTAAGCATAAATTCTATTCTTTCTCATGAGGAATTATATTACCTCCTTTCCAAAATTATAGAATTGTAAAATATAGTGCAAAAATATAATGGGGTATTGGGATTAATAATCCCAATACCCCGATTGTGAAATTAACCTGCTAATGCAAGCATGAATTTTTCCATAACCTCTCTGGTTACGTAGAACATGTCAGTCTCAAACTGAATCATGCCCGGCATCTGATAAGATGCGAAGATGATGTAAGTTGTTCCATCTGTATTCAACTTTGCAACACTAAGACTTACTGCGATGGTTCCATTCTCATATGTGATGAATGTACCATTAGACTGAATTGGGAACGAGATTGTACCTGGAGCCATAGCCTTGTTCAAAGTTACCATAATTCTGTCTCTTTCTTTTTCGTCTAACCAAAGAATCCCATCGTTAATCTGAAGTTTTACTTTCTCCCCAGATTTCTCAATAATGAATTTCTTATTGGTTGACTTTGCTTTCTTCTCTGCCATCTGTTTCTTTTCCTTTCTTAAAATTATCATCCATTGCTGATTTAATTACACCAACGTATCTCTTTAATTCATTGTAATTTTTAATAGTCGCAGTAAATTCTCGTTCCTGATAGAATCTTTTGCGGTCTACGGGAATGAACCCAATGTTAACGAATATCTCATCTTTGTTTGTCGGGTTTATTCTTCCCATTGTCAGTGATAATATAAAATCATATGGATTATTATTTCTGTCTTTGTTAGGTATAAATACACTAACTGGTGAAGAGTTGCTCATAATATGTCCGTTTATACGAATCTCCTTAACAGCCGCATTTAATTGATTATAGAATCGGCTGAGATTACCGGGAGAATTCGATATAATCTTGTCGTTATTATTGATAACGATATGAGCCCCATCTTGCAACTTATACATATAGAATTCAGGCTTTTTAAACGTGCATAAATCTTTAACTAGTGAGTCCAAATAGCTAGGCAATCAAACTACAACCCCTTCCGTTTTATTATCTTTTTCTCCGCAACTTCCATTCGACATCCAATTCATATTATCTTCGGTTAGTTCCCCCAATTGCTTGTTCAACAATGCACTCAGTTTACCCGTCAAATCATCAACGAAATTCTCTGATTTTTCAAAGTGAACAGTCTGATGTAAATCACAACCCAACTCCAGAAGAATATGAGGGTCACAGCAGTTGATAGTGCCAATACTAAGTATATCTTGTATCCATAGTAATTCCGATGCACTATCTACGGTTACGTTAATCATAAATACTTCCTCCTTAATATTTTTCAGTCTGTACTTTCTTCCCCGTAATACACTTTATTCTCATCAATCTCAAGATTACGTTTATACCACCAATCCAGATCAGATGATTCATACTTATCAAATGTACTTGTAAGCTGAACTAACTGATACTTCAGATATGATGCACTCATAGAAACTGAGAATGATGGATTTTGTTTCAAAGCAACAAGTACAGACAACATCACGTAATCCTCTGGCATTACAATTCTTGAGAAGTCCGGTCTTCTCTGCTGAGCCATAGGCCTACGAATTAACTGTCTAATAATCATATCACCATGAACCGCTGCGGCATCAATCTTAGACTCAATTGTAAGGTCAAGCATCATCTGAGCCATCTCTTCATAAGAAGTCGCACCCGCATGGTTCTGATTGTGAATAAGTGCCTGTATCTTCTTCATTGGAGCGGTCAATTCGTTATTCTTAACGTCAACCATAAATACAAACTCCTCTAAAGAGATATCTTCAAAGTCAAGATAATAATAGGTCTTATGGTCGAACAAATCCACAGACCCTTCTGTCATACGCATAAGTAAATCATCATGCATATATAATTCTTTCGTATTTGGATCAATAAATTCGGTAACATCCATAATCTCACGTTTCTTACTATGGAGATTCTTCACGACATAGAACTTTGGAACATAGTAATTTAACCGATACTCTAACTCATCATCGGTGTAATCTCCCATGTCGTCATCATCAAATCCCTCTTCGTCAGATTTCTTCTTTTTCTTCTTACCGTTACCAAACTTCTTATTCTTCTCGATATCGTCATCATCGCTACTATAATCAGAAGATTCCAAATCATCTGCTAAGATGACTAATGAATAAAGTTCCATGTCATCTAAATCAGGATTAAGAATGATATCCGTCGTAGCGATAATAAAGTACTTCTCAAAGTCTGCACCAAAGTCAATCATCTTTGATGAAGTTCCCTGAAAATGCTTTGCAGATAACAGACCCTGAACAATCGGGTTCATCTGGGTAAACGCTGCATAACATCCAGCCGAATACAGATCTTTGTTCGTATAATAGAGTTCACCATAACATTCTCTACATACACCATCGGGTGCCGCACAAGTAATAGGTGAACGAACCCATACATCCTGCCCAATCAAATCTTCATCTTTCTCAAAGTCGATGATTTTATACTTATCAGCCTGATTGAATCTGTATCTACGACCATTCAGATTTTTAAGATGAGTCTTTGAACGAATCTTAAGCGGGATTGGGTTACATGTCTTGCAGTCACATACTGTCTTACTCAATTTTACCTGAGCACTAAGTAATGCGACAAGGATTAATACATAACCACCCGGACCCATGAATTCATGGTTTGTTACTGCCGCTTTTCTTCCAGAGATATTATTGATATAATACTTTGGAATAGATGCCAAGTTACCAGTGGTATAGTTGTTGTTGATTGGTGTCGAAATCGTAACACCATCTTCATTCGGCTTATTACCGATAATTGATACGAACTCTGCAAGCTGGGCATTCTTTACAGCCTTTGCCCCAACCATTGCTCTAAGAGTCGTAAGTTCTTCATCATTCTCAATAAGACCAATCTGTTTTCTATCAAATTCATGCTTCTGGGCTTCCTGTTCAGCAGGCTGCTTTGTATCGTCAATACGTACATACAGACCTTCATTGAACTCAGGCATTCTTCTTGACATATCACGGAGTTCTTCTATAGAAATAGATAATCCAATGAAGTCATTGAACTTTAATGGAATCTTATTAAGAAGAAAGTTTGTGTCTGCGAATGTTTCTGATCTGGTTCTATAACCAATCTTCTTTGCATACGGTTTCGCATAATACTTATTCATATAAGCTGCGATAAATCCCGTACTTAATTTACGCATCATTGGCTTTGTCACGATATGTTCATCACAGAGAGTGGATGGATCTGCTGTGACCATCGGATACCAAAATGCTAAGTTCAGCACAAAGTGCCGAAATTCCAAATGCTTCAATTCCTCATTTGGGTCATTGTGAAACTTAAAATAAACTGGATGCTCACGGAATTCTTTATGTTCAAACCCGTGAAGCTCACTGAGGATTAACTTGTTATAGAAGTCCTGATAAAACTCCTTATAATATTCGGGATCATGTTTCTCATCTCCCAGACGCATACCCTCATCAATGACATCATCAATGACGAATATTTTGTCGTCTAACATTTTCATGATCTCTTTAGCCTCTGGTGTTAATCCTTCATCAATTTTGTCGATGTCGAAATCATCATAGATTTCTAACCCTTCCTTTAGAATCATGATTTTTACCTCCTTGCTTTCATGCTTATATAGATTTGTGAGAAACGTCACAAAATCACATACATTCCTATCACAATTCCATTTTCTTAATATATCAATAAAAGAATGAATGAGGGAACTAAAAGTCTCTCATTCATTCCTAGTGGGATCGATTTGATCACTTTACACCTTCGCCGGTGTAGCCTGATTGTTGATTTTTCCAGAAAGCTTTGCCGCAATTGAATTAAACTGCGACTTTACCTGTGTTGGTGGCTTAGTGTCACCAGCTAATGCCTTCTTGGTCTCTTTCTGAGAACGAGTCAGCACATTCTTTGCTTTCTTGATTGCCGGATGACTTCCATTTGCTTTGTTTGCAGTCTGCTTCATACGGCTTCTTGCACGGGCAGCATATTTCTTTTCAAGCTTACGAAGAAGGAACTTCTCCATACGCCAGATTGTCTCCAGCTTCTTGTAATCCTTATTGTCATCATCCTTTGCACACTGTAAGATGGCTAACTTGTAAGCTTTCTGCTTCTTAGCCTTCTTGTCCAGACGTACAATAGATACTTCAAGAATCGGTGCGTCATCAGGAGTAACCCCCTCTAACAATACACCAGTCTGTTCTTCTGCAACCACTTTCTCCACTTCATCTTCTTCACAAGCTTCTGTGATTGCGATCGCAAGCAAATTCGCCATATCAGTTTCAGTCATACTCTCGAATGTTGTATCACCGAGCTGTACTCCTTCACCCTGTATTAAACTACTGAGATTGGACATTGCTATTGACCTCCTTTCTAAAAGTTTATTGTTTTGTTAATTGATAGCCGTTCTATTTAAGCACCAGTGCAATTGACACTAATAGAAAACGGGTTCGTTGGAACCTCTGTAAAACAGTACACCGTAATTTTGTTCTTATCGGTGATGATGCTATCCATGTACCCGTACGATACTCTTTCCAATCTAAGTGCCTCGTCGGTTGTTGCAGATGAGACTAATCCAACAACTGGATTGTCAGACCCAGTCATTCCATCTACAGCGAAAGATTGATAATACCCATCACCAGAAGGATTCTTTGTCCAACCAGAAGTCGGGATATCTACAACATATCGCCTTGTTTTACTCAGTCTATCTTCAATGTTTCCACGAAGTCCAGCGAAAGATTGTACGTTTACATCGATCTCTTCCAATAAAGTACCGTCTTCATTAGAAGCCAATAACCTTCCACCATCAAGAGACGTTAATCCTGTACCACCTTTGGAAATTGGGAGAACGCCAGATACCATATTCGTAAGAATAATTGGATATAGTGTCCCGTCGATTTCAACCACAGGTATACTCATGATGGGTAATCCAGAATTAGCGGCTTGTGATTTAAGAGGTGCCGTAACTACTTGACTATCTGATGTAGATGTATCAGTATTTGCACTTTCAAAAGTAGCCATAAAACTGTCCCTCCTTTGAGATAAAAAGTCATTACAATTTTGTTGAGACAGACAATTGGTGCAGTTTAACCAAATGCTGATAAATATATTAATCCAAAGTCTATAAAGCTAACTATACCTTTGGTATCTTATGAGCTAATTGACAACTGTTTAATCATATATAGGAGGTGGTAACTTGATAGACCAAACTATATTAGCACAATCGAGATTCTTTCATGACTGGGTTGAAGATAACGTAATATACTTTAAACTTCAATATCCTCAGGCAGAAGAAAAGGTGCTAAGAAGTATTTTATCTGATATCGCTGCTGAGCATATGGAAATCCATAATGCATATTTGCATAACGATTATCAGGATGACATGCGAATTAAAACTGACTTACTCAAGTTATATGATTGGTATTATAAAAATAGACCAATCGCTGCTGGTGATGGAACTTTCTTCTATAATCAGGATATAAGGAAATCTCCAATTCAAAATGTTATCGATGGACGAATTGCTGCTCGTAAAGAGTACCAGAAGATTAGAGATACTTACATCGGTCCTAATGGAGATACAACATCTTATGAGTACCAGTATTATGAAATGATGCAGATGGAGGCTAAGGTTAAGATTAATGCCATCTATGGAGCATTTGGTGCAAAGACATTCCAATTATATAACGTATATACTGCGGCAAGTACAACTGGTACTGCTCAGTCCCTTATTTCAACAACCGCTATGGCATTCGAAGCCTTCTTGAATAATGCGGTTAAATTCAAATCTCTAGGAGAATTAGTCACATTGGTTGGAAATGTTCTTGTAAAGGATAAGAGAAATCTATCCATCAATGGATTAACTCCGATTACTGATCCTGAAATTGTATATAAACTCTGGAAGAGTCAATTTCTTGATTACAAAGAAAGCTATGAGCCTACTATAAGAAACCTCTTAAGAAATAGAGATGTAGAAGATTTGACTAGGCTCTATTATATAAACAATCTATTTGCGTTTGTAGAAAATGATATGATTAAATCAAGACTCATTCGCATCTATGATGTAACAACTGCATTTAGAAACCCAAATGAAATTCCCGATAATATAAAAGAAGATTTGGAGTTTATATGGGATTACTGTAGAGAATTTGTATTCTACAATCATGCTTATACAGAGCAGATTGACAGATTAAAACATGACCCAAGAACAAGGGTTATCCTTATTGATACGGATAGTAATGTAATTAACATTAAGCCTTGGGTAGATTGGACAAAGGATAATGTATGGAATCATTCAGTTTCTTCTATGGGAGAAGAAGATATGCAGTTCTGTAGTGTAAACATTCTAGCTTACTTAGTAACTAGAATGGCTAGAGAATTACTTGATAGATACGCAGATGATTGTAACGTATTACCCAGATTCCATAAGCGTCTTAATACAAAGAATGAATTCTACTTCCCGAAGGTATTACTTGCAAACGTAAAGAAGCGTTATATTGCAGACATCCGTCTTAGAGAAGGAAAACAGGTTCACAAGATTGAGCTTAAAGGTCATGACTTTAAAAAAGCTGGAGTAAATGCTAATATAGAGAAAGAGTTGATGAAGATTATAAAGAACGATATCATTGATGATCCATTGGTCAATGTCGTTCAACTTATGACAGACGTTGCAAGATTGGAAAGACAAATCAGAGAATCCATTAAGAACCGTGAGAGAACTTATTTGGTTCGTATGAATTGTAAAGTTGCAAAGTCTTACAAAGACCCATACTCTCAGGGAGCATTTACAGGTCCTTTATTATGGAACCTTATTAACCCAGATAATGTAATTATGGTACCTGACAAATGTGATGTCGTATTTATCAATATACCTAATGAAAAGGTACTTGATGAAAAGTTGGCTCCATACTTCCCAAAGGAAGCAGATATAATAAGGAAGAATATATTCCATGGAGGAATACCTCAATTTGAACAAAAGGGTGTAAGTTATTTGGCTTTACCTAATGATGACAGTAAAATACCTGAATGGGTTTATCCTGTAATTGATGAGGAAAGAATCGTAACTAGAAACTCTGGTACATTCTATCCTGTATTAAAAGCATTAACCTTTATAACAATATCAGCAGGTGATAACGAATACTCATCTAATATACTAAACGTATAGTATACGTTTTTATGGTAAACTGCACAGAATTACAAAATTCATGAAGGAGGATAAAAACAATCATGGCTACAAACCAAAATAATCAGGAACAGGTGCGTGAAGTACAGACCCGTGGATACCGCACCTTTAACTCAAATGCAATCAAAGCAACCGCATTTGAATGGAGCTATCAGGGAGATATGCTGAAGCTCATCATTACACCGGAGTTACCGGAAAACGAACAGACAGAGAAGAGAAGATACGATTACCAGCATAGCTGGATTACATGTATCTCAAGACCTAAGTGCATCGATCTCTGGAATCAGATTGAGGAGAAGATTCTTCCTGCTTTAGCCAACAAGACGGAGAAATTTATCTCTGTTCCAGTGGCAGAAGTTAATCAGTTTGGTATCGGTTTAAGAGCAGATGACAAGCAGGGAGTTGTTGCATATGCAAAGCTCATTCGTAACATCGATGCTCAGACCTTAAAAAGTTCGGATGAAATCGTCTATGAATTCCGTAAGGGTGAAGTAATCGAAGATTATGACAACTCTACAGGAAAGTTCGGTGGAAGAACTATTACAGAGAACGAACTCTACTTATTCCTTGAGGATACAAAGAGTTTCATCCATGGTAGCTCTAAGGCATTTAACCATGCCAACAGAACCGTCGATAAATCTTACAAGGATATGCTGATTGGAGACATTCGCTCTATCGGAAACAAGGTTGGGGCAGAAATGAGTACTCCGTATTCAGCTCAGAGAGCAGGGGCAAGATTTGGTCAGACATCACTGTTTGATTCAAGTTCAATGAACGCTCCGACTGATCAGATTACCTCACTGGATGACTTGAACATTCAGTTTGAAGGTGCTCAGTAGTAAATACAACTCCACATAAGAAAAACCATAAAGGGAGATTAGGGGATTATTGATTTCCCTAATCTCCCTTTGCTTTATATATTAATCAAGTATACTAATTAGGAGGTGAAAAATAATGAATGCTACAAACGAGGTAAAAGAATTCTTAGAGACTCTTCAGAGAGCATCACAGATTGATGGTGCAACATTGGCTCAGGTAATCGAGGATGATGAAAGAGTTATCCGTAAAGAAGTAACTGATAATATCCTCAGTAGAAAGATGCGTCTTGACAATACTTGGTCAACTTATCAGTTGAGTGATGTTGATGTTATCTATGACGAGGATATGTTAAAGTTTGCTGACAGAATGGATATGTTCGGCATCCGTGGTGATGTACCACCTGTAAGAAGTGATGATACAGGAATTGTTATCGTCTACAAGTTCTCGTCTTATGATGCATACGGTGGAGTATCTGACTTCATCAATGCGTTTAGAGTAATTCTTAACCAGAATAATGGTGTCGTGAGAAATCGTAGAATCGTTATGTATGGTTAATTAAATACCTAGGAGGAAATCTACAATGGCTGGAACACCTGAAGTTTATATCGTCACAAATACAACCGTATTAGGGGAATACACACCGTCGGTATTCAAGAAGTATAAGGATGCCGCTGATTTTATGATTGAGACTACAATGAAAAATATCAGAGATGGATTCCCTGACGTACCAGAGTACGAAGGACCTGTATTCGGAGATGATGCTGCGATAAATGATGCATTAGCCGTAGTAAGTAGTTTACATTGGATAAACAAGATTGCAAAACCTTATATTAAGGAAAAGTTTAACTGTGATGTATCTGCTACGGATAGATCTACATTTATCCAGTACCGTGATGAAACCGAGAACAGGATGACATTATATATCTTACGGTTAGACGATACCTCATCTTCGAAGACCTATACGATATTTCAAAGATGAAAAGTGCCTAAGGCGGTATCTAATTAAATTAGAGCCGCCTTAAGATTTGTTATAGAAAGAAGGTATTTATTATGCAACAGAAAACTTTATACAAAAGAGCTTCTTTTTTTATAGACGTGACTAATGTCGTACTATATACCGATCTCTTCTTGTATCACGAATTAAAAGAAAGAATGAAGAACGATGAGAGTCTTTATTGTTTTTTTAACGAGAGATTTCCTGCTGTAGAAGATTCTCCTGAGAATGATACTTGGTTAGTACATGAACTGTCTGGAAAAAAACATCAAAATATTCTTGAAGACTGGATTGATAAGGAATTATTCCTCAGTACAAATGCAAGCTATCTGTATGATGCTTACATTAATCAATTATACGCAAACTTATTATCAGAACCAATCTGTGATCATTATATTCAGATAACAGAGTTCGGGAATACCTTAAGACTTCTTATGAAAGATGAGAAGTTAAAGACAATATACTTTTACGTACCATTTGAATCTGAAGTTATCTTTGATAACCTTAGAGAATCATTTTTTGGATATGGTGCTGATAAAGTTAAGATAGTCGTCGGTAAAAAGAATAAAGAAGTATTACCAATTGTAGATTCTTACGTATTTGAAAACGTAAGAGATGTTGATGAATTAATAAGAGCACACCATTCATCTTTAACAGAAGTTCTTATTCCAACTTATGATTTTAATATGGTAGAAGATAGAACCGATCTTGATAAGATGATTGAACAGGTTACTTATCATCGACTTGCATTATCAGACGAAGATAAAGTCTATGTAGAAAAGTTCAATTTGGCTATTAATACAATCTCTGTACCTATTTAGCTAATAACCAATGCTGTAGGTAACAAAGTGGTAACTAAAAACAAGGAGGAATATGTGTCATGAGCAACGATATCAGACCCACAATCAATTTACAACCAAATGTAATTGATGGGGACGAATTACATGAATTGACTAGGACTGTATTTTCTCAGATGGCAAAGTATGTATCGAGAACATATGGACCCTTTGGTGAGAATACAGCGTATCAGGAAGGTGGCAAGATTCTAACCACCAAAGATGGATGGTCAGTTGAGCAGAGCATTGTTTATTCAAAGAGCGTGCTTGCAAGTATCATCCGAAAGATGATCATTGATGTATCGACGGCAATTAACTCCGGTGCTGGTGATGGAACTACCACTGGACTCATTGCGGCTAACGAAATTAACAATCTGATCATGGATTACAAGCAGGAGAATAAAATTCACAACAAATTTCTTTCTTCTACAATTCAGTATTGCGTAGAGAAAATCTGCGAGGAGTTAAAGGCTTCAGCAACTCAGGTAACAGAAGAGAATATGGAAGATATTATCTATAAGATTGCTTGCGTATCTCTTGACTGGGATAAAGAGTATGCAGGTTTCATACGTGATATCTATAAGAACACAGGAAACACGGTTATCCGTGTACAGAATTCCGGTACGGAAAGCAGCTTCGTAGAATACCGTGACGGTTATGATTACCCTGCAAAACTCTTGAGTGAGTTTAAGGTAAATAACCTTGGAGATAAGAGATATACAATGGATAACCCAGCGATATTGATTTTCTCCTATACGGTAAATGCAAGCTTATTCGAACCATTGCTTACAGCGTCTGCTATGCTTAACATTAAGCTTGGTAGAGAGCTTGTTATATTAGCACCGGACTTCGAGAAGGATTTCAGAGATGCATACAATGCTCTTTGTATCCAGATGTCAAAGAGAAATCAGCCTCTTCCGAATCTCGTTATGGTTAAATACTTTGCGGAGTATAACATCGAGAAGGAAATGCTCATTGATTTGAGTTTCCTTACAGGTGGAACCATTATCTCAAGAGAGCATAGTGAGGCGGAAGATATTATCCGGACATTCGTTCAGAACTCAAAGGCTCCAAAACCAAATCGTCAGGATTATAAGAACGATGCTGAGTTCAATAAGGACTTAAAGGAATGGAATACACTTGTTCAGGGAGCAGGTGATAAGTTCATCACTGATATTACAGATTACTTAGGTATCTGCGATTCATTATCGGTTGACAGCAAACTCTTAATTGTTTCCGGATTTGGAGATATTGAGGGTAGCAAAGCTTTGGAAGAGCGTATGAATGCTATTCAGGGCGAAATCAATAAGGCAAGAAAAGATATGAATGCAAAAAGCATGTTCACTGACGAAATCAGACTCAAGACTATTCGTCTTGGCAAACTTCGTTTGAAGATGGGTATCATTCATGTCGGCGGATTCGGAGAAGGTAACTTAAAGGCGAAGAGAGATGCCTTAGATGATGCCATCAATGCATGTGCAAATGCATATACAGATGGCGTTGTACTGGGCGGTGGAATTGCAATTCCTTCAACGATCAATAAGCTTCTTGACAAGATCAAAAACGGGGAATGGAATCCGGAAGAGGAGAAAGGTATTGACGTAAAACTCACTGAGGATATTCTTGGAATCATCTATGATGGTTTCGTAAATACTTGGGAGATTATGTTAAACAACCGTTATCCTGACGGAGTAGTCAATGACATTGACATCAAGAATTACCCCGGAACCGTAAAATCTCTTTATGAGATTACAGAGGAAATGAATAAAAACATACAGGAGATTTCCGATAAGGTGAATGAGGTTATGTCCTTAACACCAAGTAGTTCCAACAGTTCCTGCATTGTAGCCGATGGGGATACATATACAAATGCTCTCATCGTTTACTGCTTGAATGAAAACAAACCTTGGAACTTGATTACCAGTCAGTTAGACGACGGCATTATCCATCCGGTAAAGGTTGAAACTGAGGTTATCAAGGGATGCCTTAACTTGGTACTTAATACAACTACAATCAACCAACTCTTATTCTTAAGCTATGAAGGTGCAACCGAAGAGCTGGAAGGAATGAGGGAGGTGAAATAAATAGCCATGTATTTAGCAGAATTCCTTGAAAATCCAATCGGTAAAGGTGATGCGTCAATCCCGAATAAGACGCTTATCATTGGAGCATTATCTGCAAAGTATGACAAACTTACAGATGGCTCTAAAGGTAGACAAAAACAAATTGAGATGAAGATTTATCGAAATGGTGCAAACGACGAATATTGGTTCTGGCTAGTAATACCAACCGAAACCGAACGTGATAACACCTATGACGTAGTCTATCATTTCTTTGACAGCGAGAAAAAACATCGGCGTGATATGTCGATAGCCAAGTACGATTTTCAGGTCTTCGCAAATACACCATCCTTTGCGTACACGTATGCTTACGTGTACAATAAGGTGGGGTTGCTTATACCTCAATTAGCAGACAAACTGGGGAAACAGCCTACAACTGATTCCCCAGATATAAGAAACCGTAACCAAAATGTTATGTACGATAAGTATATTTACTTTGCTGCTCGTTATATTATGGATTCAAAGAAAATGAACCGTGTTACTTTAGAGGCTGTTGCTAAAGTCTATGATGAGAAATACTTGGTATCCCATATAAGGACATTAAGTCAAATTATGGATGAATATAATAAGGCAGCAGACAAATTAAAGAAAAAGAAACAGTCTGAAGTAAACCATAATAAAGCAGGTTCATCGGGAAAAATTTTGCATACAGAAGGTAGTCCCGCATCGTTAATAAGAAGCATTGGTACTATGCCAAAGATTTCTTCAACGATTGCAAAGACTGCCCACCGTAAAAACCCGATTCAAAAGACCCGAGGAACTATAAAGAAAAGGTAAGTATGCTTTCGTAAATATATTATATTACATGAATAGCGAAGAGGAGGATCTTGTACAAATGGCAAGTAAAGATTTTGTAAGAATTGACGAGTGGGCTGGTTTTATCACTCGTGAAATGTACGACAAACTGTTAGCTGAAGCCATCGCTAACAAGAAGAAAGACAAAGAAGAGGATAAAGACAAAGACATTGCATATTTTAAAGCAATGGATTTGAGTACTCTAGCTAAATCCGTAGAGGATATATGGATTATAGATGAGCACCCAAATGTACGTATGAACTTTAAGAAAGCTTTGCCTCACTCCATGAAAACAAGCATGTACAAAACTGAAGAAGAAGAGAGAGATGCGGAGACTTTTACAATAGGACGTAAGGCATTCCAGAATAAGTTGGTGCCTGTTTGCCAGTACTTAAGTTACTTCACAGAATTCTATGATCCGGAGAAAGAATTGATGACGCTCTATATGTATATGAAGAACATCATCGATGATGGAAAACACTCTCTGACAATTATCGAGTTCAAAAAACACTTACTGGGGAAAATCTTTAGAGATTATAATCTTAAAGAGAATATATACAAGATGGTGGAAGATAACCACTATATTGATGCTACAATAGATAGGAAAACTGGTCGTGTGTTTAATGGACCAGATGACTTTACAAATGATGATATTAAGAGACTTCTGGCGATCAGTATGATGTTAAAGATTATCATCCCACCGGTAGAGCATTATATTGCAACGAATACCATCTATTCCGATAATGATCCACTTATCAATCGTATCATGTTGGATTTGTTCGTTGACATATTCTACAAGGTTGGTGATCAGAATGACGAGTATGAAGCTGACGCAATTCAGGAGAAACTCTATGTCTTTACAGAGAAGAAAGTAAAGAAACACTATAAAGGTCACAATGTTATTTGGGAACAGCAGGCTGCTCTTAGAGGAACAACCGAGTCTTCTCAGTTGGATAGATTGCTGGTGAAATTCTTACTCAGCGATAATTTCTTTAAGTTCCAGTTTAACAATGCACTCTCTGCTTTCCTTAAGGCGATCATTGAGACTCAGTTAAAGTTTACCGTTCAGCAGGTTCAGTATAACTTTGATCCAGTTCGTGTAACGGCAGAAAAAGGACCAGACGGATTATCAGGAATTGATAAACTGGAACAGATGCAGATAAAGGTAGATGAGACAAGGGCGGTTCGCTCTTATAAAGCACTTGCAGATGTAATCTCTCGTCTTGAACGTACTTATGGTAAGATTTCTGATGATGAGATTGCGTTCTATACGAAATATCTGTTCAATATGGATAAGTTCCATAACGATATGTTAAATTATGATTTTGCAAAAGAGTTCGGTGGGTTTACCGAATTGAAGTCCGCATCAATTAGGCAGGTCATGAAGTTTGTAGTGATCGCCAAGCGGCAACTTTCAAGTAAAGGATACAAAGAATTACAGTGGTTTATAAGCTCCCTTCTTAAAGGAAAGGTGAGTAATAGATTACTGCAAAACAGCAAATTCATTAATAAGCTGAAATCATCATCAACATATACGCATCTTGTAAAAGATAAATATACAATCATGATTGAGGGATTTAAAGATGATCCGATCTTAAAGATTATCTCAAGAGTACTTAATAACAATTATACATTCGTAGAGTATGAACAGCCGGAATTGACTGGTGAGGTTATTGTATTCAATGAGGATATCATTTCGGATGAGTTGCTCAATTTCATTGATGAGATTTAAAAGATTCATATGATAATAAGGATTGAAGTGGGAGTAAGATAAGAAATAAGTTCTGCCCCACTTCAATCTTTTATTTTATAAAAATACGTTTGAAGGAGGCGTACTATTATGGCAACATTTACAATGGACATTGACGTTATTAAAATTGGGACGGAAATTCTTGGGGATGAACTGAAAGTTCTGGGAGAGGATTTTGAGATCCGAAGAAATTCACCAAAGGTAAAGACAGAGATTGATTTACCTGAGTTTGTAGGAAGTGGTAGAGTATTCCAGATGAATACAGTTGATGGAGTTACTTATACCAAACGTAGAATTCGTTTGGAAGCTGGTAAGAAAGTACCAACGGCTACGATCTATATAAACAGCATTGATGCTGATGAAATTCAACTCGTTTCTACAAATACAACTGATACACCAACCTGTCAGGATATTAGAACCCGTGATAGTTGGAAGGGAAATGCGAATGTTATAAACGAGATTATTACCATCATTCAGTTACGTAGATTGGCTTTATCGTTCTGGTTTCAGGAAAGTTCTGATACTGATGAACCAGTGCTTGATAAGTTCAATAAGTATGGGATAATTGAGTTTCTGTTAAATACCGTATTTGTACGGTCAGGTTATACCGTTCGGTATGAAGAGAGTGGTGTTACAGATGGTACAGATGTACCAAGAATCAACATATATTCTGGTTCTACCTTACTTTATTCCTTAGGAGTTCGTCCGGATTCATGGACTATCTTCTGTATTAATAGAATCCATAATGTTGATTTGGATGAGTTAAAGAAGGTGGAAATGTTCCTTATTTTATCTTGTAATGTATTAAACTCATTGAACAGTGGAATACCTATGTTCAAATAAATGATTGTGGGGTGTATAACTTATTACTAAAATAGAAGAAAAGAGGTGAATAGATATGACTACTTATAGCGTTTACACTAAAACGTCACCCTGTACCAAAGTTGCAAGTTTCTTTAATCGATTAGCCGACAGTGTATTTTTAGTCATTGACCTAACTGCTGTTGTGTGTGCGGTTATTATATTTGTAGCAGGTACAATTTTAATTTCAATATCAGAGACTTTAGTTTCCGGAGTAGACAGAAGAAGAAAGGCGGTAGAAACCCGTGAATGGAAAAATCACCGAAGACATTAAACAAGCAATAAATGAACTGGCTGAGACAGTTGCAAATGATATACTTGATGATGCAGCACGATGGTTCTTGGTTTGTGTTGCAACTGCTATATTAGCTGGAGTCACTATTACTGGAATTATATTCTATCTATAAGGTGGTAAACTATCATGAGCGATAAATCGGAATTCTTAGAAATACTAAGGCATAACAGAAATTGCGTTCCAGTTGGAGATATCCGTGTAAAGACAAGATGCGTTTTATGCGGAGATTCAAAGAGGGATGCAAATAAGAAACGACTATACATCGTTTGTGATCCAAATGATCCGAGTGACCCTGTAAAGTATATCTGCTTCAATTGTGGAGAATTTGGGTTACTTACACCAGATATGTTCTCTATGATAACTGGTTCTGATAATGATGAAGATATTCGGTTATTGAAGAGAATTAACAAAATGGCTTTTAATAGCAGCGGCGGAGTTAGAGTCAATAAGTACAAGAATAACAAAGAAATCAATGTTATAATTCCACCACCACGAAAGACTCAAAACACCATACGGAAAATTCGTTATATGAATGAACGTATTGGAGTTCAAGTACCGCTAGAAGACTATGAGCGATTAAAGTTAGTATTCAGTATCAGGGAGTTTTTGCAGATAAATAATATTCCGTTATTAAAGAAATATCAACCTTTCATTGAGACTTACGAAAGGGACTATATTGGATGGTTATCTGTAAAGAATGAGTATATTATACTTCGTGATATTACTGGTAAGAATAAGTTCCGATATGTTAAATTCAATATATTCGGAATGGAATCAAACGCTCATTCGTTCTTTACGATTAAGAATGGAATAAATACGATTTCACAAAATCCAATTCGGTTCGTTGTTACAGAAGGACCGTTTGACATCTTATCCGTTGTATATAATATCTACGGCGGAATAGCAGAGGATTGTATATTTATGAGTACAAATCATGGTGCATTTTATAATCCTCTATTATACTACATCAATAAAGGATTGGTTGGTTCCAATATATACATTGACATCTATCGGGATTCTGATAGCATTATGGATTATGAATTACTACGGAATCAGCTAAAACTCTATACAAAGAACTTCTCAGTATATCGAAATTCTATAGGGAAAGATTTCGGTGTACCAAAAGAAAAATTTATCATAGAAAGGGAAATGTAAATGAAAAATTTAGACTTAAATACATTGGCTGGTCACATTAGCCTCATCTTTGGTATCGTGATGTTAACACTTATGATTGTAATTATCATATTGGTGGTGTATAATGACTTTTTCCATCGTCGAATTACTAAGAAACTCTTTTCTGATATAGCTGTTTTAAATGCAGAGATGTCAGTATGCTACAAGGTAGGAAAGATTATAGACGGGAAAACTCCTATCACTGATACGTCTTCTATAAAAGATGATACTATGAGATTCTTGGTTGAAACAATGACTAAAGCATCTACTGTAATTAGCAATGCGGCGTTGGAAGATATATTTGGATTATCCTGTATAACGGATGACCAATACGAATCCCTTCTTAGAAGTAATGGTCTTAACTTATACGTTGAGAGAATTGCAAAGGGTGATACTGAAAATGCAATGAAAAGAATGTATGATAGGGTTAAGGGTAACTACGAATATACTACAGTGGTTAATCCTTCAACATTCACAGAATTTGCAATAGCAAGAATCTCTATTGGGGAAAGATCATAATACAGAAAAGAGGTTAAACTTAACATGGGAGAGACAAATTCAACTACCATTCATACAACAAGCGAGATGTTGGATTATGCATACGGTCAGTTGTTGGATGGGGATACATCGACATTAGTCAGGGTGATGATAAGTTTGAGGGTGATTGCGTGAAACTACTCAAAAATATGATTGTTGAGTATACAAGAAACCATGACATCAAACTATCACGAATATAGCTCAACTAAAGAAAGGAGGAATTCAACTATGGCAAGAGATTTTACACTCGATGAAAAACGTGAGATGTTATCAGAGTTACTGACATCAATCAATCGTGACGAGTATCTGGAGTTAAATGCTTCAGATAATGAGGACACTATGTCATTCTTGGGGAAAGTTCTGGAGGATTATGCAGACAGAAATGGTATCGACGTATCGGATTTGGTATAGATACAAACAAATTAATTAGGGGTATACTTGATATACGGGATGAGTGATGGGATTAATACAATTTCCATCACTCATTCTTTTTTGTCCAATTTTGTTAGTATAGTCCACATTTCCTTAAAGGAGGGATGTTAAATGATTTTACAAACCGTGGCAGATTATCTGACTAAATCAGATACGATGCCTGATATAAAAGAACGAATGCAATCGTTAAATGAAATGGATAGATTTTACGAAGAATTCTTTACAAACCAAAGATTTATTGACGTATTAATCAATGATTATAAAGAGCATGGTAATATTATCGTCGCATTTGATTTTGACGATACGATACAGCCGTCTAAAGGGGGTATTTCATGTGAGCCTGTCGTCAAACTTCTTCAGGTTTGTAGTGCTTTAGGGTTTACAATGATATGCTATACTGCAAGAACTTTAAACTCTGATATCAATATGGTGAAAGATACTTGTAAGAAGTTAAATATCAAATGTGATTATGTAAACGAAGAATCTGATGCAATTAAAGCTGAAAGAGAATACGAGCACGATAATAAGATTTTCTATAATATATTCTTAGATGATCGTGCGGGTTTAGTTTCAGCTTTTGAAATATTGCTCGGATTCGTGAATTGGTTCTTGAAGCAAAAGACAAGTGATATTGATTCAAGAAAGGAGGGATACTAATGGGATATTTACAAAATTCGGATGCTATTGTAAAGAATACGATGTCTGAACTTGATAAGATACTCCAGAGTGGTTCCTCTATTAGTATCACTGGTTTGGGTGATCCAATTCTTGTTACATGGTTTAATGTCAATGATAAGAAGAGTACAGTTACCCAAGGAACAGAAACCGCTGATAATCTTATTGGAAAAGATTCACCATTCCGTTATAATAAGATAGAAGGATTACCACTCTTTGGTGTTACAAAAGATATGCAGAATATCGAAATGCGATTGGATGATAATGGCATTATGGATATGGAAGTTGAAATTGAACCTCTTATCCCACCCGGAACAATCATTCCAAACGCATATGATTATATGCTATACAAATTCTCATCTGGAAGAAGTATCATGTTCAGGGTTAATAATGTCCAGATTGCGACAATGAAGATTGGCGGCTATTATAAAGTACCAATGCACGTTGTTGATATTGACTCTGAAGATTACGAAAATCAATTGGCTGATATTACAGTTCAGGATATGAAAGTTATCTTGGATAATGTCGGTTCTAATGAGAAGTGTGTTGTCTCCAATAAGGTATTTGATACCGTAGTAGAGATAAAGGATATCATAGGTCAGGCTATGTCAGATTACATTGATACTTTCTTTAGTAGAAAATACAATTCGTTTATCTTTAGAGGATATACGAATGGGAAGTATATTGTCTATGATCCATATCTGACAAAGTTTATATTAAACCATGACTTGTTGGATTACTATACTGAAATCTTACAACCAGTTGTAATTGAACAGGATGAATCCTTTAGAGGAGAATACAATAAGACAGTATTTCGTGCTGTAGAGATGAGAGATATTAATCGTATCAATCAGCTTCTATATGATGTAACTGATTTTCCTAGAACTCGAACGAACCCATTTTCTTATTGGGGTGAAGAGAATGTTTATTTAATTCACGCTTATATAGATAAGAATGCAAGACATCCAAGAAATGAGTATATGGATTTCAATTGGTTATATGATTTAAAGCATATAAGGGAATCTAATTCAGTTACAATTCTGGAGAATATCATCATTCGGTATTTCCAGACTAATACATTTGAAAAGTTCTTATCAGAAGAAGATTTAAAAGATCTTAAGGGAATACTTGAACCAGATTATTCAGAGACCTATTTCTATCTGGTACCAATTGTTCTATACATTTTAATTGCGTACAGAGAGTACCTCAATAATTCATACTCTTAAAACACGCAAGTAATCAAGGTGTAATTTAAGATTACATACTATAATTTTATTAGAAAGGAGATAATATCATGGGAATCGCATCACATGGTTTGTCTACATTAATGGAGGCAATTAATCAGAGCCAGCGTGCAGAAGACAGTAGTAATGAACAGTTAGCAATGTTTGAAGAGGCAATCGATGATGATATCATTGATGCTTTGACAGGCGACGATAACGATACTGTTGACGATGACATGGAAGGCGACGGGGTCGGAGATGAGGCTGAGATGGAAAAGCTTTTAGCAAAGATTCCACCTTCTGATGAAATGGCAGAGGACGAGGTCGAGAACCTTACAGAAAGTTTCATTCCGGAAGGTATCTAACCGGACATATTAAAAATTATAAAGAAGGAGGATTTAAAACGAAATGGGAAGAACTATATCATCAAAGATGATTACCGTTAGAAGTCGTGGTAACGTAACTACAAGTCGTGGTCGTTTCATGGCACCAATTAGAACACCTTATCTTGAGTCAACCGACCGTATCTGGTCTATGATTACTCAGGACAGAGCAGATGTTTGGGAGAGACTCTCAAACGGAACTGATGTACAGCTTAACGCTCAGAATTTTGATCAGGATAATAACGTACCTAAGAAGGTAGTTGTTACAGAGGAGAAGAACGATGAGCCTGAAAAAGAAGAGGGTAAGCAGGAAGAACCCAAACAGGAGGGAGCCAGTAACGAGAACGCTGAAACAGTTACTCCTGCAAATGAGAATACTGAAGCTGGACAACCTAATACAGATGCCGCAGCCGCACCTGCTAATGCTGAGAATGTGGTATCGGAAGCAAAAGCTGAAGAAAAGGCTGATGCTACTAACGAGAGCGTAGCTCCATCAGAGGAGAACCCTGTTCAGGTAACAGAGTCATCTGGGGAAACTCCTACTGAAACAGTTACTCCTGCAAATGAGAATACTGAAGCTGGACAACCTAATACAGATGCCGCAGCCGCACCTGCTAATGCTGAGAATGTGGTATCGGAAGCAAAGACTGATACTGCCAATACTGCAAAGTCTTCTAAGGGTAAAGGAAAAAACTCTAAGAAGAATGCTACTTCTGAAGAGAAGAAAGCTGAAAGTGCAGCCCTTGAAGTTAGTGTCGAAGAGGCGTAATTTCTATCATATGAATATAATACAAATTTAAGAGTAGTTGGATAAAAAAACATCCAACTACTCTTTTTTGTTTGTTATACTGACTCTGCGTCAGATTTCTCTTCACTGTTCTTATCAGAATCTCCTTCTGTTGTAGAGGGTTCTTCCTTTGATGATGATTCCTCTGTAGAATTCTGATTATCGGATGAATCATCTTTATTATCCGATTCATCAGTTTCAATCTTACCTGAATCTTCTGATGGTTCTGTAGGGGTTACGTTATCTTCTCCACCAGATACCTCAGAAGTATCTACATTCGTTTCGGAATTATTATCTCCTGTGCTTGTAGTCTCTTCCTTTGGTTCATTGACAAAGTTAATTGACTCGATAACCGGAATCATATCAACTCCATCATCCATTCTACCCGGAACTTTATGATGTGTAATAAGAGCCCTATCATCAAACGATACTCCAAAGTATTTATAATCCGTATATCCAGATATGGATATAATGATTGAACCACACTCTGAAACTCCATATAATATAGCTCTGCTTTCCGGTTTTGCTTCCATAGGAACGTTCATATGACGACGTCTTGAGAGATAAGATTTCTCATATGGGTTATTTCTGTGAACGAACCCAGTATACATAGGTTTGGGTGGAAATTCCGGTTTAACTTCAACATGATCACCATGTGGGAAGGCGGTTACACCAAATACTGCTTTTCTTTCTCTGTAACTTTGACCATCAACCATAATAGCAAATGTATCAATCTCTTCAACCTCAGACTCATCATCCTTTCTTGCATATACATGAATGCAATTTCTGTTGAAATAGATGAATGGGTCATTGAAGATAAGGTTAATGGTTACATCTTCTTCACGAACTTCAATTGCAGATCGTTTAGTAGAGATTACTTTGAAAGTTGCAGGTTTACCTGTCAAATCTTCACAAGCTCCGATATAAACCTTTGAAGAGCTAGATATTCCACGGATAATAACATCATAAATCTTATATCCGTTTATAACCGTATCCGAAACTTCCGATACAGAAATTCCAACTGCTCCGATATCCCCATCTCCAACGAAATACATATATCCGTCAATAGATACGAAATCAATAACGTAGTTCTGAGGAATACTAACGGTAAGGTCAATAGGCTCATTACGTTTAACTTCAATAGTTCTATAGTGAGAATTAACAATCTCGTATTTATCCGAGTCTCCCTTATCAAGAAAGACACATTTCTGGTCACACCCTATACTTATAAGGTAGGTAGGTACTGATTCTGTTAATTTGACCTTTGCACGGAATGTAACTCCGTCATATGTGCTAACCACACTATCAAACTTGAACAAAAAAGTATAGTTTTTGTCAACCAAATAGGTGGCATAAGTAGTTTCATCCATAATAATGACATTGCGGATATGAAGGTTGTTAACCCAAGAGGTAAGATATTCTCTATCCGCATTTGTAACTGGAATCAAAAAATAAAGAAGGTCATCTTCATCATGACCAACCACTTTTCTGATTACCATACCAAAAGATTTTACTCTGGTATAGATAAACTCAGTTGAAGTTGCATTTACGGAACCGGATACAATCATATCCCAAGATTCCTTGAGTTGGTCAAATTTTATATCAGCAGATTTCGTTAAAGATAACCAACCAATAGGAAGATATCCAGACGCAACCAAAAGTTGGAATACAGTATCCGTATATACAGCGGATAAAGCATCTTCATTGGAATTCTGCTCTAATAGTATTGCACGAGAGATAAATTCCTTTGTTGCATCAGGATATGGTAAATTTGATATAAGCTGTCCTTCATCCGGTTTTACTCCAGTTCTTAAGTTACCAGAGTAAGCCAGATAATTTGTTGTCTGGACGGACAGCGTGTACAATAAGGATTGAATATCATTTGTGAAAATAGACAATCCAGATTGCTCTAAGATTTCAGATAAATCAAATTTTATCATAGTACGTTGTCTCCTTTCAATATAATCATTTAGTTAATTGTCCTCAATTTTCCGCAGATAGTCTCGTTTCAGCTTATATTCTTCTTCTACGGAACCAGTTTTTCTAATAATACTTTCTATCTTTTCTTCTCCAAGATAATTCAAAAATCCTTCATAATAATCCAAATACTTCTTATTAGGGTTTTTATAAACCTCTCTTACTTTAGCATATAATTCTCTAAAATAAGAATCCCAAACCTTATATTCAAAATTTCGTAAATAAATATTCTGGGAAAATTCGACGATTTCAAATTCGCCATAAAATTTTCCTTCAAACTCGATAATTTCTTTTGGGTTTTTCAATTTGCAAATTTCGAGTTCTAAATTTCCATGATATTTATAGAAACTTCTAAGAAATCCGAAAAATTCATTTAGATTATATGAATAAGCAAATATTTCGGAATTTCTATATGCAACAAAAATCTCGTAATCAAAATTTCTCATTTAAAATCATCTCCTTTCCTGTATTTTCTTTTTAATATATAATTTTTCTATGAGATAAAAATTTTCTTTTAATAAAATCGGTCTACGTAACATAATGAGCGTAAGCGAAAAATCAATAAATAAAATCTCCGAACAGGAGATTTTATTTCCACTTCTTAAAATCATGAGATTTAACTAAAATTTGTCTAAATAAAATTTCTTTATAAAAATTCTATTTAATGAAATAATTTTTCTTTAAATAAAAATGAATTTTTCTAATATGAATTCTATTAAATATATTTCATTAAAAATATTATTTTTAATATAATTAATACAAAAATTATTTTTCTTTTAAAAATTTTCAATTTTTCTAAAATTTTTCATCTAATAAATAAAATTTTAACAACATAAAAATAATGCCCAAGGGGTTTGGGGACCCTTGGGCATTATTTTTTGTTGTAATTTTTTCTTTTCTTTGGTACTTTCTTTTCTTTTTTGAAAGAAAATTGAAAAACCATTCCTTTACAAAAATAAATTGGTAGAACAACGAGAAATACGGGTATTCTAGCTATTTTTGAGCTTTGTCTCATCTTTAGCCTGAATACCCGTATTTCATTTTTATTGTCATTTTTTACCCTCCAAGGAGTTTATATTGTGTATTATATCCTAAAAAGTTATTTTTCGTGAGAAATAATAACCCTGTTATTAGGCGTATAAATAGTGTAAATAACATGCGGTCCCACAAGAAAGAACCGCATATCACCAATGATATCATTTCTTTTCCGGTATAATAAGATAATCGAATTAGGGATGGACTATGATGCTCCTAACTCAACTCCTATTTTCCATCGTATCGCAAATCAATGATAAGTCATTTGCAACTGACTTATATTATGATAATCAGGTGCCCCCGATTTGTAGTTTCCATAAAGATGGTTTCTTTTATTCTTTAGATACAATGAGATTCTATTATAACCAACCGAATCTAGGTGTATGAGATGTAGTTTAATTAGTCGCTACCTAGGCGACCGTCTGCTTTATCCTTGTAAAGCCCACGATTGAGTTGACCGGGTCCCAATTCCATAGTCATAGTTATGAAATTGCAGGTCAGGCTAGTGACCGCCACTCCGCATTCCTATTCTCTACGTTTGAACGCACCTGCCCCTAAAGGACCGACACCCAGTTATTTCATAGGATAGGGCTACATCCCTCCTCGGTGATTCCAGCTCTCGCCTCCCCTATAGAAGTCTTTTTCAGTCTCTTTTCATATATCTATAGTGGCTCTGCCTCGGAAGTATGCGTTGCTACCTCTACAAAACACCCGCTTCCCTAGGGTGGTTTCTTCTGAACATGACCTAGTATTCCGAACTCTACAAAACGTCTATACCAATAGTCGGGGAAGCATTTTAAATAAGTGGCAGTTCTTACAGCATTCGTTACCAATTATTTCTAACTGGCGACTCCACGTCCTGCATATTCACAGGCTCATACACGTAATATCCTGAATTACTTCGCATATCTTGTGCCGACTCCAGATATGCATATCTGGATTTTTGGTGTCGGATGCTATTGTAATATCAAGAAAGTGATACACCCATTTTCTACATTAAGATTATGTAATGCCTGTCATTATTTCTTGTCAAAATATATACATTAATCTTAATGAGAGTCAATCGGGAATCTCATTACATAAAAGAAATATTTTATCCTCAAGCTTTCATGTAACTACGACGCATGGGAAAGTGGGATACCGATCACGGATGGAGTTCGGTATCCCACTTTCGTCATTGTTCATTTCTAAGTCCATTTATATCCCAATTAATTAAATGCCAGCAAACCATACATCTCGATACTGGGAAGCTTCTCATTGATACAGCAGCTTTACACCAAGGGCAATATCCAATACGGTCGCCATTTAACATAATGCGAACTGAATTACTAATGTCTTTAACTGCTTCTGTTTCGGGGTTGTTTTCCATAAAAATCACCTACCTTCAATCCCGTTTGTTGCTTTATTTATATATTAATAGCATGTGAAAAAGAAAGGAGTGAATTAAGATGAAATGTATATACGCAGTACACCCTTGCTCTTATAATGAATCGTTACCACCTAGAACTTCAATAGCATATACTATACTAAATAACTTCTATCTATTCCAAGGTTGGCATAGGTCGGAATATATAGTAAAGCTCTATATGAACTTCATTGATAGATGGTTTGATAATTCATTTAGTAAGCTTAAACTTCGTATTGTAAAATATGAATTTCCAGATTATATAAATTATAGTTCAGGAGAGATGATTGATTGGATAGTTGATCATTATGGTATAGAAGAAATTCATCCAGATTTGGAACTTGAACATGAAATCTGTATTATGAAATCTCATAGTCCTGTATTAGATCAAATGGAAGTTATATTAAATCATTTGGTTATGGATAGTTATTATGAAGATTCTGATGTAGGAATCTTTAACCAGACCGAAGAAGGATTCGAAGGTATACGTAAAATTATCAGTTATATTAAAGATAATGAATTGGTTGAAATGTTTGATAAGATACTAGATATATTGCAAAGCGTTGCTGATAGTGCAATAGCTTTTAATTATAAAGAAAATCAATATTGGGGAGCTTCTCCAGAGGAAATGGGATTTGACCCTACTTACTTTATGCTATATGAACTTATCTATTTCGTATATGATCAAACTCTTTTAAATTAACACGTAAAGGTGGTGACATAATTGGATATCTACATTATAGATATAGACCGATTAGATAAAGAAATCTATGATCCAGAAGATTATAATCTTGCAGACCAATTTTATCTTCATAGAGATATTCTTAGAGGATGTACCACTAATTGGTTTTATATGAAACGATACTATGATTTCTTATCTAATCTTACAAAAGGATTGGTGAAACTCAAAACTTTCAAATATACCAATATTGACATTGATATTGATGCAGTGGGTGATGTCGTTGATAGTGGTCAACTATCAACTATAGCTTTATCTCTATATAATAACGGAAATCCGTATGATTGCAATACAAATTTGCCATGGACAGTGGCTGCAACAATGCCAGTTCTTGTAGAACAACCGTTGGTTAATGGAGATTTTCTTATTTGCTCAGAAGCTATGAATGAACTATTTGATTCAATCCATTTCACTGGATGCGAACAGTCCATCATGCTTCGTTTGACATATCTATTCACAGAACTCAATAATTACATTTTCCAAATGCAAGAGAATAAATCATTAATTGAATTTAGAGAAATGATATTAGATGTACTACCTAGATTACTTCAAGATCCATATGATATAAGGTCAAGGGTTACGATTGATCCATGTGAGATGATGAAAGTCTGGATAACTTCTTATGAGTTTCTTAAGTAAAGGAGGTGAATTATATGTATTATGGTTTCGTACCAGACTCAGTAAACCTACAAGAGAGATTTTCTGGGTTTACAGATAACCCATTTCGGTTTCGTAAGTATGTCGAATTAATGGAAAAGTTTAAAGTGAAGAATATAATGCCTGTAGTTGAGTATGATACAGGTAGTAAATGTATGGCTGCAATGGAACATGTGATAGAGAATTCTGGTATTAACATGACAGATAACTTTGTAGAAGTTGCACTTTGTGAATTAGTCTCCGTATATGGAAAGTCTAATAGTGAATCAATGATTGTAGTACCTGAAGTTGAATATGAATTCTTTCAAGAGGTGGCATTTAGTCCAGTAGAGATTCGCAAGTTATCTCACGATTTATATAGACTATGCTCAGATTACTCAATCAAATATCTATATAGCTACATTAAAGAGACATCTGATTCATTAGTTCTATTTGAATTAATAAAGAGATTAAGAGAGATACATTCGATTGTAAGTAAAAAGTTTGGAGTAGGTTCATCATATAAAAGTATCACTGATATCTTCTATATATGGGATGAACCTGCTCTATGTGAACAGTTTATTGCAGTTGAGATTTTAAGATGCAATCCATTTTATAGTATCAGAGAGTCAAAATCATTTTTAAAATAAACGTATAATAAATCTTTTAGTATACAACATATTTTTAGAGGCGATGAGTGTACGTTATCGGCGATGAATGGCGGCGGGCGCCAGCGCGTGTGGCGAAGATAGGCGCCCGCATGGGGTAACTTAGACAGAGAATGCTGAGTTATGATGATGCCGATCAGAATCGTACTAGCCTCCCAAAATGAGATACGAGTCGACGGATTTCACCGAGGTGTGAGGTTCGTCGGCTCGTTGTCTTTTTTGTATAATAACGCGTATTTAACAATTCTTTAATTAAGAAGGGAGGTAATTACAGCATGAAATTTGGGTTTTTTGACGGTCTTCCTGCAAATGCAAATGAAGTGCGAGAGACAGTTTTAGAAATGAAACGTCTCGATGGAGTACAGGATTTTACCGTCACCAAAGAGAAACTTCAATTGCCAAGAAAAGGTGATTCGAATAAGGGAATGTTTATACCGTTTTTAAATACATCGATATCAGATATCGCTATTGTACTTAACAATAAACACCCAAGACTCATGAATCTTGGCACTGGTTACAAGGGTTATTACTATGATCATATTAGACTTCGTACTTGTATCAAGTCACGAAGGGTTAAGAACCCGGGAAAGACAAAGTCTGAGCTTAAACGGGAACGACTGACTGATTATGGTTCTATGCAAGAGAGTTCTCAGAATACGATAACTCCAATCAGTTTAACCGTTCTTGCAAATAAGAATTTTGTCTATGATATGGAACCGATTACGAGATTATTAAAGTACCAGAAGAAACTTATGAAGATGCCGTTAATAGAACGCCTTCGTATGTATTTTGAAACAATCGGTATTTTTTATACTCAGTTAAACTTCAAAGATTATGAGAAGTCACCAATCTTTATTGATCTGGATGAGTATAATCCAAAGTGTG